AACCCTTGTTTTACTTTATCTACTACAGTTTTCCAAATACCGGTGATAAATGTAAAGAGATCAAAGTCTGGTGCATTAGGATCGTCGTCTTTCCAGCCAAATTTTTCCATAACCCAATTAATAACTCTAGATATTGGTTCCCACACAATCTTATTAATTATACCGTCTTCGCCATATACTCCATTCCACAACTTTTTGATAGCTTTAACTGGATCTGTAAACAAGGTTTTAACCCAGTCAATAGCACCTCTAAATACACCAAACACTGAACCAAGCATATCGTTAAATAGATCTGTAAAAGAAAACTCCTTTACATCAGCTGCTGTTTCAGGACTTATAAGACCTGCTTTTTCCAACAACCATGCTGCAGCGTTCTTGACCATGTCAAGTGGAATTGTGACAAGTGATGTAAAGAATCCACTAATTGCGCCTTTTAAGCCTCCTAGAATACCATCTTCTTTATAGCCCTCAATAAATCCTGTTATTGTTTCCCATGCCGTCGTTATAATGGCGATCGGAGCGAATACTTTACCTACTATGCCAGCAATTTTCAGCACAATCTTACCGAACCTTGCAACCTTTGCGCCAATGCTTTGAAACCAGAATCTTACTTTGTTTAAAGGGCCCATAATACTATCTTTTACAATGTTACTAGCAGCTGTTATTGGAGTAATAATTGATTTAATGCGAGTACCTATTGTGGTAAATACTCCAGAGATTCTGGCTATTGATTTTCCTAAAACACTCTCTGGGTTTATAGCGAACTTAAGTTTAAAATCATCTAGTAGAGTTGATATACTTGTTCCTAAGGCAGTAATACGTGTGGAAATACCAGTCTTAATAGCAGCAATACGTGTAGTCCACGATGCTTTCATATCGTCAATCATCGTAGTAAATGATCCAGGTATAAGTGCTTTGGTATAAGCTTTAATAGCTTTAATTTGTCCTTGGATTAAACCAAGTCCACCGCCAATTGCAAGAGCTGCAGCACCAAGAGCTAAACCTAAACCAGCTACGGTTTGATTTGGTATTGTGAAGTCGGCAGGTTCTCCTGCTCCACTATCACCGCCACCACCGAGACCTTCTAGTAGGCGCATCATCTCACGATCTTTCTCAAGCTGCGCAAGAGCATTACCGGTTAAAATACCGACAAGTGAGCTAATATCCATTGCTAGTGACGTCTGAATTCCAACCGATGCCGATATGTTTTTCTTAATATCCAATAGATGAGCACGGCCGTTACGAGTGTGCCTTTCGATCTCAAACGTGGATCGATTATTCTCTTCCATTGTCTCCGTAACTTCAGCTAGACTCATTTTTCATTTCCTTTTTAGCGCCGTCACCGTGCTATCTGTTTTGTTGCTTCTGCCTGTCGCGCTCTTCCTTCAAGTATTCCATCAACATAGTAACATAGACTTCTCTTTCCCAAGGTAACATCGAATCAAGTTCAGATAAACTATACTTGTGATGTTGCATCATATTAAAATTCACTTGATAATGATTAACCAGTGAATCATGGGAGAGGGCGATTAGAAAAAATTTGCGGTGCCTTTAATCACCTGATTATTTTTAACCCCACAAGACTCACAATCGTATTCTATATCCAGTTGAGCAGTCGGCATCTTTTCTAAATATTCACGTATTTCATGAAATTGTTTAGATGTAAGTGAGTCGATAAAATCATCAACTTCTTCTGTAGTCTGCTCTTTAACGTTAAATACTTCTTCGCTAGTATAGATCGTATCAATAGAAGCTCTAATCATACTCATCATTTTATCTACGTCAGTTTGTTGGCCTCCCATATCCATCATGTCGTTAATGCCAGGATATTTCATAGTAACGCCAACGCCATCAGTAAGTTCAATTCTTGAATTAAGATTTTTATCGACATTGACTTCAACGTCTTCAAGCGATACCTTAGTGTCAGTTTTTGCTTCGCATGCAGTGCATGTCATACCGACTGTAGTAGTTTCACCTACAGACTTTGATCTAAGTTTTACAAATACATATTCAAGGTCGAACATAGTAAGCTTATTGATATCGAGAACACCAAAGGTGCAAGCGGTAATAAGATCTTTCATTGAACCAATGATTTGGCGTTCGTCTTGAGACTCTGCTGCCATCATTAGCATTTTTTCTTCTTTGACCTGGTAAGGCCTAAATTCTACTTCTTTCCCAGTAGACGGGACCTTTGTCATGTACTTAGGTGTACTTAGCTTTGGTAAAGCCATATCAAATCACTCCTAGAATAATTTACCAATGTTTCTTACAAGGTTTACAGAGTTACTTATAAGGTCTGTTGCACGGCCTGCAAGATTATTAAAGCCGTCTAATGTTCCAACTTCTTCCCAATCTTCAAATGCCAAAGAGACAGTTACTCGAAGTGTTTGGTTTTCTGCTGTGTTGGAAAGTTCGATAGATCCCAGACTTGTAGGGAATGCATTTTTTAATTTAATTGTTTTAACTGGAATATAATCGGTGTTCCCCATAATCTGAATTAAGACTTCTGAACCTATATCTTCAAGGAAACCTACTTTACGATCGTTCGGATCTATAATAAACTGTTGCCAAGTATTGAAAAAGTTCCATATGTACATATCGTTTGTCAAGTGGAATACCATATTGACATCTTCATTCATGTACGCGTAGGGCTTCTTTACCGCTTTCATATCAGTATAATGTTCTTGAGTTGCAATCTGTCGACCTGGAAGAGTTACTGACTCGCACAGTAAATACATATCTCGTGGATCTTCAATAAAACTTCTTAGCGATAAACTTCCGCCACTAATTACAGTTCTAGCTGCATTGCCAAGAATACCTTCAACATCAGTATTAATCAGCGAGGGCTTCTTAGCCGGATGGGTAATGTACAAAGCAAATCTATTGCCCTTTGCTAATCCACCTCTTCGGCCGATCGTGGCTTTTAATGTGTCTATACCTGCTGGTAATGCCATTTATATCATCCTCTTCGATGCGCCCCAAACGTGGGTCTTGTTCTTGCCTTTGAATTGTTCTATCGGAAGGAATATAGCGATATCCCATTCAGGTGCTGCTACTTTTGTTACTTTACCTTGAATGTGTTTAGTAAGATATCGTTTAAAGCATGGTTGGAATTCTCTGTATTTTGAAACTGATTTTAACATTTGATAGTTAAGTCCAAGTTTAGTATCATCGTCAAATCTTTTATTGTTCGCAGTATCCATGAGTTTGTCAAGGAACTTTGCACGTAACATAGGTGACAAGTAATGCAAATTTAGACCATAGAAACCATCTCTAGTTGGTTCAACCATAATCGTAAGAGGGAACATGTCGTAATATGGCAGTGTTTTACGATGTTTTGGATCATAAAAATACATGTACATATCACCAGGCGACGGTGCGCCTTGCCTCGAAAGTGCAGAATCTTTTAATAGAGACTGTCGATTAGTGCCACTTAATTCCGTAGTCTTTTTACGGAACCAGCGACGAGCTTCGACAGATCTAGCCCGCAAACCTTTACGGTATGCTTCTATCTCTAATTTGTGAAATAACGAATTTTCCATACTACTATTTATACCTTATTTCAGGATCTTTATGCCCATTGATTTAAGAACATCTTCATGCCATATAACAAAATGCCATCCACGATTACTGCAAAATTCTTCTGCAGCCTTCCATTTAGATTGATTTTTAATATATGTCAAAGCTTCTGTGATAGATCTTCGTGATCTACGTGTAACTTTAGGAGGCATGGTTTCTTTTCTAGGCTTGATCTCTACAAGGTACTGTGCACCATTCCTATCCTTGTAATATACATCAACAAAGTATCTGTGCATGCGCTTATCTGTATCACACCGGTAAGGTATCACTACTTCTTCTGAGTTCCATTCAACAATATCAGGGTTTGCATCTATCCATCTGAACGTATTTCTTTCCCATAAGGATCTATAAATAACTTTATCAGGATCTCCCTTGTATTTTTGTGGGTTTTTAGGGCGATATTTCCCTTTGTAGGTCATTCTGGGCATATAAATAGTCCTGTAGTATTTCTAAACTGTATGGAGCTATTTATGGCACTTAGATATCCGATTGACGTACAAAGTAAAGGGACACCTTTTGTTCTCTTCACGTCGCACAAAGCAAAATATAAGCAGGGAGCCAGAGAAACAACCCTGACTGATAATAAATCATGCGCGATGTATATGCCTCCAGCATTTCAAGTCTCGGATATTATGCGATATGAATCTGCTTCTCCAGGTTTACTAGGTGGAATGGCAGAAAATTTATTGGCCGGAAGTAACAACTATACTTCAGAAGACCTTGCAAATGTTGCTTCTACTGGAGCAGCTGCAGGCGTTGCAGCAATCGGCGGCTTAGTGGGTGCTGCTGTCGGCGGTGGCGGAGGAGCTGTTATTGGTGGAGTTGGGTCTCAGTCAGCTGCAGCAGCGGTTGAAGCGGTGCGATCTAAACGTATGCAAAACGTAGTAAGTCCACAAGAATTTATGTTATTTAAAGCCCCCGGCGTACGACAATTTTCTTTTGCATTTACTATGATACCATGTTCAGCACGTGAGTCTGATGAAGTTATTGCTATTATTAAATACTTTAGAACACGAATGTATCCAACACTGGCGGCTAACGATTTAATGTATAATTTTCCAGAAGTGTTTACGATTGGATTTCATGATATTGATGGCATCCCTAAGATTGCAGAATCTGCTTTAGCTAATGCCAGTACAAATTACAACCCTAACTCTATGTCTTATTTTAAACGTGGGAATAGACCTGTTGAGATAACAATGACATTGTCATTCCAGGAACTAATGCCACTGTCTGCTAAGAATATTAAGGATGGATTCTAATGTCATATTTTAATAACTTTACACCAATAGAATATGATTTCGACGGTAATGGTACAAATAAAACTATTAAAAACCTCGCACAGTATTCTACTATCATATCAAAAAATTTAGACAACGTTACATTTTATTC